GTCGGTGTTCGCTCGGTGCTGCGTGTGGATCGGTACGTCGCGCTCGCTGGCGGAACTATTGTTCCTGTCAGCGCCTACATGGTAGTTGCTTCGCCGACTGATAGCGGTGTTACGTCTGCGGACATTTCGGCGGTAGTTAGCCGCCTCAGTGCCCTCATCCGTACTGCCGCTCAGGGTTCTGGCCTGGAGCTTGGTAACGAAATCTTCGTCTCCAAACTTCAGTAACTAAACCCTATCGGCGTTGGTAGGTGATCTCCCTCAATGAGGGGATTATCGATCAACTACACAGCAATACAAGGCAAAGGAATAGTCTCATGAAGAACATATTGAATGTATATTCTCGCCTGCTAGCAGACGTGCGTCACAATTCAGGGGTGCCACTCGGTACTCCTGATGTTTTGACCGCGAGTTGGGTCCTTAAAGAAGGACCTAAGCTAGAGAAGGCTATATTAGAATACCTAGAACATGGGTGGAGGATCCAACCTCCGGAAATCCCTGAGTGGCTAAAGCCACTGTGGGATCGCTTCATCCTCACGGATGACCCAAAGATGCTAGGTTACCTAAGGCAAGTCCTTCTGTTTTGCTACAAAGCCGAACACGTGCCCTCAAATGAACAGCTCAAAGAAGCTCAAGCTTCCTTCCTGGAAGTGGATTCTGGGGTGGGCGATTGGTCTCGGTGGTTCGCTAGTAATAGCGAACAATCCGGGATACGCGCCCTCCTTAGAACCACTCGTCAAATCGTCTGTAGAGTTACTTACTCCATAGACTGGCTGAACATAGTCCCGTCACACGGTCCTGGTGCGGTTTCACCGCATCGGGATTCGTGGGATAAGGCTAACTTCGGCACCATCTATAGTGCGATTCAAGATTGGTACCCTGTCGACAATTACTTCGTGACATCTAGTCATGTAAGTGATGGTTTAGACTTCAGTACCTATCGAGAGTCCGACCGAATCCAGTGTAAACTGGTTGCTGTCCCGAAAGACTCGAGGGGTCCACGCTTAATTTGCGTGCACCCTGCAGAGGCGATCTGGATACAGCAAGGTCAACGACGCTTACTCGAACAGGCCATCGAGCGTTCTCCTATTACATCAGGGAAGATAAACTTCCGGGATCAAAAGGTGAATGCTATGCTGGCTCTGTCGGCTTCCAAGGATCTGGAGTTCTGTACTCTAGATCTAAAAGAGGCTAGCGATCGCATTAGCTGTGATCTCGTTAAGTACCTCTTTGGAGGTTCTTACTCGATCATGTCGTGCGCTCGCGCAGAAGAGTGCGTTATGTTAGATGGGACGATCATTAAGCTAGAAAAATGGGCTCCAATGGGGAATTGTTTAACGTTCCCTGTTGAAAGCCTAGTGTTCTATAGCTTGGCTCGTGCTGGCATATTGTCTGCTTACGGTGAAAACTGTGATCAGATATATGTCTTCGGTGATGACCTAGTCTTCCCTTCTAAATACTACACTGGAGTTATATCTGCCTTAGCTTACGTTGGTCTCGCGATCAACGCTGCTAAGACGTTCCGCTTAGGGTTCTTTCGTGAATCCTGTGGAACAGACGCCTACAAAGGCGTGGATGTAACTCCAATAAGGGTAAAGAAGGCTTCGTTATCATCGGTGTCCGACTTCGTATCATGGTGCGACTTAGCTAAGAGGCTAAGAAGACAAGGATACGAAGAAACAGCATCGTTTATGTACTCTTTAGTCCGGCGTCGCTATCATCTACCTTTGGTAAATGATTTCAATGCCTCAGGACTATACGAGTATGTAGAACGTGATTTCGCCTACCTCCTACGCAACAATATTGGTAAAGCTGTTCGCTTTAACAAGAAGCTGCATCGGTGGGAAGTGAAGTTACTTCAGGTACGGCCCTGCCTTAAGGCAGGACTAATACATGACAGGTGTCATGTCCTTGATTCACTTATACGACTTCAACAGTCGTGTTGTGAATCGACGATGTTCGATGGATACCCGCTCCCATACCGGGAACGGCTAAGTCATGGGTGGACAGAGATTATTCTTAGCTGAATGATCTCCTCCTCTGTTACAATATGGCTGATTGCTCAAAATAAGTAATCAATCATAATGTTACAACTAGATGGTG